CAAGGCGGATTTGCCGGAGTTGTTCTGTCCCGTGACCACGGTGAAACCATCAATTTCAACCGTGGCATCCTCAATGGACTGAAAGCCCCGGACGCGGACTCGAACTGTCATGAGTCAGTTTACTCGCCGTCTTCAGCTACAGGGGCGGGCTCCTGAACACCATTGAGGATGGCAGTGAGATCCAGATCCTCCTCGACCTCCTCCTCGTCAATGGCATCCCCTGTGACCACGGCTGCGCTCAAAGTCGCCTTGTACAGTTCCTCCCAGGCACCAGGAGTCTTCTTGACTTCAGCCTTGAAAGCGTCCATGCCGCAGCCACGAATGGTGTTGCCATTCGCCTGATCCCAGTTGTACCAAGCCCCAGCCTTCGAAACGAGATTGTGGTTGGAAGCCACCTCGATGATGGATCGAATGTCATCGATCCCCTCACCGAACTTGATGTAGAACTTGGCTTCTTTGCCCTGGCTGGCAGCAACCCGGCACTTGTCGATCTTCGCCATGGCGATCACGCCAGTGACGGTATCGATCTTCGAGTGCGTCATGGCGTCATACGCCTTGCCTTTCTCCTGCTGGAACTTCCGCAAGCTCAACCGTACATCGGAGTTGAACTTCCAGGCACGACCGCCCTGCTGGATCGACTTCTCCCCACCGTAGCCCCCGCCCCCCGTGTTGATGGCATCACGCAACTGACTAATCCCGATCACACAGGACTGCGAATGGGTGATGACCCCCCGCAGCTTGGGCAGGAACTGCGACCAAGCAGCAGCGATGGCACCCACCCGTGCCTGCTGACCCTGCTCTCCGATGGTCTGCTCGAACACTGCCTGGGGCACGCAAGAGCCGACTGAGTCCACGACTACTAGATCCACACCTGCCTTGCACATTGCCCAGACGATGGACAGCCCTTTCTCCAGGGTCTGCGGCTGGGCGAGCATGAACTTCGACTTGTCCCGCATGGGCACGCCCAATGCCTCGCTGTAAGCGATATCAATGGCGTGCTCCCAGTCGATGTAGCAGACCTTCCCACCCGCTCTGATGACAGCAGCGGCTGCCATCAGACACAGGGTGGTCTTACCCGAGGACTCATGCCCATAGAGGTTAACCAAGCGACCCCGAGGAAACCCTGGACAAGGCTGAACCCCGTACCGGTTGGGTGTCCCACCGATCAGGAAGTCAATGATCACGGAACCAGAGGAAATGTGAGGTAGCGACTGCTTCAGCCGATCCTCATCAATGTCCACGAAAACGTCATCCTCTTTGAAGACCCTGTCCAGAGCACTCCGAGCCAGCAGCAATGAGTTCTTCGCATCCGCTGCATCCGGGGTGGCTACATTCTTCTTCCTGGGTGGCATTCACTCCTCCACTGACCAGCAAAAAAAGCGCTCGTTTTCACGGTACAGAATACCCCTCTCCACTGTCTCCCCCGCGTGCTTGCCCCGCTTGAAAGTGTGGATGTCCGTGAATTGTTGCAGTTCTGCTGGTGTTAGCTCTTTCGTTCCAATGACCCTGTCGTGAAACAGCCAGAATTTTGCGGCAGAGCGTGCAATCCAGAAAGCATCTGCCTCGTTGTGATTCCAGTTACCTTTTCCCCCACACTCTGCCTTGGCTGCCTCAACCATATCGGGTTTTCCCATCTTCCAGCCCTTAGGTCTTCGGAGAAAGGCAGCAGCATGTGCCTTACCTTGTCCGGGGGAAAAGAAAACCACATCGACTTTTGCGGCACGCAAAGCTTCGCAAGTGTAAAGGTAGAGTCCGTACAAGCCTTCACTGTAGGACTCCCCATAGACTGGTGATTCTTGACCTACACGGAAAACCCCGTAAGTTGTGCCCATACGTTCTACAAGGACACGTACATTTTCCCGCATTTCCGTGTAACGATCAATGAATAGGGTCTTCGAGGGAGTTTGAAAACGACCCCGTTCAACACAGCGTTTGGTGCCCACACCATCTGAATCGTGCAGGCACCATCCGAAGTTCGTCAGGCTGGGGTCAAAGCCAAGAACAAGCACGGGTTCCCCCTCATCTTAGCAGGAGGGGGAACCCCTCCCTGTCAGGGAGTGCCTGATCAGGTGTCGAGGATGTTGTCCACGATGGAGTCGATCTCCCCAGTCATGACTGACTCGGTAGCCCCGCCCCCATTGCCCAGAGCACTGAGGTCACCGCCGCCGCCAGCCAGCTTCTCACGGATCTGCTGGATCGTCATGACCCGACCGACCTCGTTGTTGATGCCATTGGCGATGGACTGGGCTTCCATGATGATCCGATCCGTGATTGCCTTCGCCTTCGGATTGCCCAGCAAAGACCGAAACAGACTCTCACGGCAAGGGCTCATCGTGAGCTTCTGGAACTGGGTGTCCGTGCAACAGACGGTGATGTCATGCTGCCCAAAGGGGAACTCGTTGTTGATCTGCTGGAGACTCTTGTACTTGTCCCCCGAGAAGATCCAGACCATCACGTCCACGTCACCGTTGGACACCCGCTGCTTGTCGATGACCCCAGCCTTGTCAGTAGGCCACTGCCCGACCACCGTAGCGATCCGGGTGCGTGGGGGATCAGCCGAGAGCTTCAGAAACTCAGGGGCATTGGCGACGATGTAGCCCACGTTCGGCACATAGATCGTAGGAGCCCCGGTGAACAAGGGATTCCCATCCATGTTGGGGTTGCCCTTGTCCAGACCAGGCCACCAAAGGAACGAGAAACGGTAGACCCGATCTTTCTCGCCCTTCCACCGCTTGGTCTTGTGACCAATGCCTTCATCACCGGAACCGAAGGAGAACTGCTGGAAACCGCTCATGGAAACCTCCCAATCGGACGGAGCAGGGTCAATGTTAAAACGGACAAGCTCCTGTCAGTAAGGCTTACTCCGCTCAACGTCAGAGTAGTCTACCCTCAGGTCAAATTTCTTCGAAACTGGAAAGTAGATCGTTCAAAGCGGAATCATCGAGGGCAGGAACAGTTGAGGGCTTCTTTGATGCAACCACAGCAGCAATCGCAGCGGGGTCTCCAAAGAAACTCTCGACCTCATCGGAGGTTGATGTGCCTTCCAAAGCTGCCACAGGCGTCTCTGGAGCTTCAAGACCCAGGACTTGATCCAAGGATTCTTCTTGCGGCGCAGGGGTCTCAGTTTTGGTTACTTTGAAAATCTGATCCTCCTCGTCTTCTTCCTCTTCCTCCGTGGTGCTGATCACATCGACGTCGTCTTCTTCAATCACATTGCCAACTAGCGCCGCAACAGCCTCAGCTGCTTCTTCTTGCCCGGGTCCATTCCAGTCGCCTGCCGCCTGCCGCAGGTGAATCTCCCCATCAATGCCACTCAGGATGTCATCCACGGGGGCAATATTGACAACGGGAGCATTCTTCAGATCCACGTCAGGAGTGTGTGGCATCTTGGAGCCCCAACGGTTCCCAAGACCCATCTCTTCACCGCACAGCCGCATCTGGTCTCGCAAACGACCTTCAGTGTCCTTCAGGTCTGTCCGCTTTGCCTTGATGACAGTCAAAACAGCAACCAAGCCTTCCTCAGTGCTGTTCAACTCCTGGACTTCATGGACTTCCTTGATCAGTCGCCCTGTCACAATGGCTTCCCGATCAACGATGGATCGCCCGGCACGTACATGGGGGTCATTAGCGATCAGATCTTTCTTAGCCAGATCCAGGTTTGTCTCAGCAATCCTTCTAGCATGCTTCACGCTGTGCAACCGCTGGGAGATATCTAGAAACAGGCGCTCACAACGCTCCAGCATCCGGCGCACTTCAGAGACCTTAGCATTGAGGCGCTTGGGTCCATATGCCAGAGGGTCTGCATCCAACTGAACGTTGAGTTCACGAAGCTCATCATAGGCTCGATTGGCTTCGTCCAGGGTGAAAACCAGCGTACTCATCACTTGGATTCATCCTTCGGAGCCAGCAAATCTGCGGCTAGTTTCATGTAGTTGTTCTTAATGGCAGCTACAGCCCCGGAATGCTGGTCAGGAGTGATGTTGCTCCCAGCACAGGCATGATCGTGAGCAGCCAGGTCAGCCTGCATCCCCAGGATCAAAGCTGCTAGGCGAGCATCCTTGATCGTCATACCGGAGGCTACAACGGCAGCGGCATCCTTGCCATCCTGTGCAGTAAGAAGATCAGCCCCACCACCGGCGTCATCCTGGATTGTGTCCCAGGCGGCACTAAACCCAACGTAATGGTCACCGAAGCGACCCTTCACGCTCCGGGTACAGACCACCTTGGTCACCCGCATGTGATTCTTAACTCGCTCGACAGCCTGCTTCAGGGTTTCATTCTGCTTCTTGGATTCGGACATTTTGTGAGCCTCCCGTAGTTCCCCATCTCTTTACTCCGAGGGACTCACGAATCAGTCGGGGTTCTTGATCTGCAGACGATCTTTCAACAGTGTGTTCCGCTGATCCTCTTTGTCGTTAGCTACGGCAACTGCCAAAGCGGATCGGGTACCCACTAAGATGACCTTGGTCTTGCCACGGGTCACCGCTGTGTAAAGCAGATTGCGCTGCAGCT